CTCTTCTAAAAACGAAAGTGTTAATGAAGCTTCATTAGTAGATACTAAAGTACGTCAAAGACCTCATATGTTAATAGATAAAAATAATAAGACTAAAATTGATGGTCGCTTCAAAATGTTTAAGAAAAAGGCCGTTACTGAAAGTGTTGAAGATCTTTCAGAAGAATTAACAGATCTTATGGAAGCAACAGAACAATTTAATGAAGGCGAAAAGAAAGGTCTTTGGGCTAACATTCATGCTAAGCGTAAGCGTATTAAAGCTGGCTCTGGCGAAAAGATGCGTAAGCCAGGATCTAAAGGTGCGCCAACAGATGATGACTTTAAATCTGCATCTGAATCAGTTAATGAAATGTTCGATAAAGTGCATCCTACGCTTAAAAAAGAGTTAGGAAGTCATGGAGATCATGCCGTTGGAATGGCAGGATCGGATAAAGGTGTTGCAGTTTCGTTTGATAGACCAAAAGATGTTAATGCTTTAAAAAAGCAAATGTCACAGCACGGCTTCAAAAGTGTTACTAAAATTCATGATACTACTGGCAAACACAAACATGTTTATCATTTTAATGAAGCTACATTCAAAGTAGACATTGAAGGTCTGCCAGCTATGTTTATTGACGCCGAAAGCGCCCCGCAAGTTAAAAAGACTTTGCGCCAGATGCTTAAAAAGCCCGATGATAAAATCAAAGGTGTTGACAGAGTACAGCCTGCAGAAGTTAAAAAGCATTTCCGTTTAAAAGCTCTTGGTAAAGATGAAGAGCAGATGGATGAAGAAGCCGGTGCTGGTGAAGAAGGTACTGATAAGCTAGTAAAGAAATATAAAAAAGATACTCCAAATGAATGAGATAATATCTTTTAAGCAATACACTCAAGTAAACGAAGGTGTTAATGACCCAGCTATTTTTAAAGCTGTGTTTCTTGCTGGTGGGCCAGGATCTGGTAAATCATTTGTTGTAGGTAGAACAGCCTTACAACCAATGGGATTTAAGTTAATTAACTCAGACCCAGCTTTTGAATCTGCTCTTAAAAAATCTGGTTTATCTACGTCACCAGAAGATATCGCTTCAGACAAAGGTCAAGAGGCTCGAGCAAAAGCTAAATCATTAACAAAAAAGCAAATGGAACTCGCACTTGGTGGTCGTCTTGGTTTAGTTATTGATGGTACTGGTAAAGATTTAGATAAAATTATGAAGCAAGCAATTGCTCTAAAAAAGCTTGGATACGATACAGCAATGATTTTCGTTAATACTGATGAAGGTACAGCGCAAAATAGAAATCAGCAAAGATCAAGAACATTACCACGAAGCATGGTTTCACAAATGTGGAATGATGTGCAAAAGAACATTGGTGCTTTCCAAACATTCTTTGGAAATAATTTTCATGTTATTGACAACTCAGAAGGTTCTGATTTTAACTCGCAGATTACCCGTACATATAAAAATATTATGGGTTGGTCTAAAAAAATTCCGCAAAACTCCTTAGTATCTAAGTGGATGAAAAGTCAAAAGAAATCAGTGAATGAAGATATTACTCAACAGCAAGTAAACGATCTTGAAAAATTTGCAGACAAGCTACTTAACAAATATAATATCGATGTAGAGTTTACGCGTCATTTTGTCGATCGTTTAAATGATCCACGTAACAATCCAGATATTAAGATTGCAGAATTGCAAAAATTCTTTAAAAAGATAGAAAAAAATAAAGGTAAATCTGTAAAGCAATTAGGACCAGATGTTGAAGCTGTATTAAAAGATATAGAAACAAATTTGAATCTTCCTATTGTTATCCATTATAAAAATGGTGAATTCGAAGTTACACACAAAACTATTATGCGCAAAAAGAACTTTGCCACTTCTAACCAAAAGGTAGAGATATGATTAGCTTTAAAAAATTCATTGCAGAGAAAAAACTGCCTCATGCATTAGATCCAAACAAGTCTTTGAAACATGCTTTCACAGATAGAATGTTTGATAAAGATACCGATGGTGATACAGATAAATTCGACAAGAACACACCAGATGAAATCACCGGTGATGAAAAACCTAATCAAACTCCTAAGATGCTAAAGAAGTATGCCGGTGAAAAACAGCATACTAAAAAAGGTAATGCTTACGAAGAAGTTGAAGTAAACGAAGGTTCTGAAACTTGGGAAGCCGGTTATAAGCGCAGAGTAGTTAAAACTACAGATCCTGATCATAAAGAAAAAGGCCATAACTGGCGCATTAAAGGTAAAGATAAACCTAATCTTTCTATTAAGCTCTATAAAGAAAAGCCTTCTTATAAAGAATTTACTAAGCAAATGAAACGCGTTGCTGGTCATGAGTTTGGAGGTTGATATGAAAAGTTTTAAACAATTGCTTGAAGAAATATACGAAGAAAAAGATCCTCGTTTAGCTAAGGCTGGTGTTGAAGGTTTTAATAAAGCCAAAAGAACCCCAAGCCATCCTACAAAAAGTCACATTGTTGTAGCTAAAGACGGTGATAAAATTAAAACTATTCGTTTTGGCGAACAAGGAGCTTCTACAGCTGGTGATCCTAAAAAGGGTGAATCTGCTAAAATGAAAGCTAAGAGAAAATCTTTCAAAGCCCGCCACGGCAAGAATATTGCTAAAGGTAAGATGTCAGCAGCTTATTGGGCAGATAAAGAAAAGTGGTAATCACTTTTTATAAATATTAGTAATATTCAAATCAAAGGTCTAAAACAAATGCAAAGTTTTAAGAAACATATTGACGAAGCAGTAGAAATTCGTCACGATCGTTATATGAGATCACACGGAAAAAAAGCCCGCGGCGGGACAGGCATGTGGATGTTTACACATAAAGACCGTGGCGATGTAGATTACAATAATGATAAAGAAGTGCATACTACTAATGGTAAATTCGCAGATGCTGCTAAGTCTGCAAAGGCTTGGGCTAAGAAACATGGGCATTCAGCAGCATATGTAATGGAAGAAGTAGAGCTTGAAGAAGCTGCTGGTTACAAAGCTTCTTCTGAAAAATCTCAGTTTGGTGGACATAGAGCACATCTAAAAAACCCACAAGGCAAAACTTCTTATATGGGCGCTGCTGGATACAAGAAACCAGAACATGCAAAGGGTGAAGCACAAGCTTATCATGACGCATACTTTGGCGGTCCTATGAAAGCAAATGAGCGTGGTGCAGAAAGAGCTGTTGCAGCATATAGAGCAAAGCATAAAGAACATATGCATGTTAAAGAAGAAGTAGAACAACTCGAAGAATTGACTGCTTCCGAAAAGAAACTGATTAACCAAATGTATGATAAGAAAGGCAACCTAACACCAATTGGTAAGAAGGTGATGGATGCTGGACAAAAGAAAGAATCAGTTGAACATCTAGACGAGCTTTCACCAAATACTTTGAGTAGATATGCTAAAAAGGCTGATAAGCAAGCAGATAAAGCTTCTGATAGTTATTCTAGAGCAGCAGCAAGACGTTCTGACTTTGCAAGTGATACACCTGCTATGGCTAAAAATGCTAAAAAGTTTGCAAAGCGCGATGCAGGGGCAGCTTTGGCTAGAAAAAAACTAGCAAATAAAAATGAATCAGTTGAGCTTGACGAATCAGAAATTAACGACATAACAGCTCAATATATTAATGAAAATAATATTACCGTAGACCAGCTTGAAAATATGACTGAAGAAGAGCTTAACGAGTTAATCGGTAAAGCTATTGGCGGTGCATTTAAACTTGGTGCAAAGGCAGCCGTGGGTGCTACTCGCCTTGCAGGTAAAGCGGTTAAAAGAGCATCTACTGCTGGTAGAGCTGCTGCTGCAGAGAAAAAAGCTGATTCTGTAGAAAAGAAAAATAAAGATCGTGAACGTATTAAAGCAGCACAAGATCGTTTGCGTAAAGCAAAAGAAGCCTCACGTAATAAATAAGAATAATAAAAGCCTTTAAAGGAGAAATCAAAATGGCACTATGGGGAAAAACCGATACACTAGCAGACGTTCCAAAATGGTTGGAAACAGATGCTAATAACACAAATGCTTCAAACGATGCTGATAACGCAGTGTTTGTTGACGTTACCGAAGCTGGTGTAGCTGCTAACCGTGCAAAGGGTCTTAAGACTCCAGGTTGGAATCTATATTCAAATGCTGGTGGGCGCCATCGTTCAGAAGTCTTAGTAGCAATGAAAGTCTCAGCCGTAGCAGCTGGTGACCTTGGTGTAACTGGAAATACTGCGGTTGAAGATACAATCGTAGCTGACAGTTAAGTAATATTTTAGAATGATATTGACAGAATCAACCTTTCTGTTGTTTGCATCAAAACATTATGATAATCCTCAATGTTCCGATATATCGGAGTTCGAAGAGGATTTAAAGCGATTCCAATATTTACGAAAGCTTTTTGGTAGATATAGGCAAGACAACGATTTGAAGGAAAGGTTGATTCTTAACCACCTGATTATCATATATAATGTTTTTGGTCCAGAAGCAACTAATATGCTCTTTATGAAGCTGCATGAATTTCATGATTGCTTAAAACCATTTGTGGAATATTTAAATTTCATGCCACAGATCGTTCAATATGACGATGTGGTTTTAAGTTCAGATAATATAGATTCTGATGAATCAATAGTAGAATTACTCAAGGGAATATGACGCATGATCGTCGATCTATTTTTAGTTTATCAATTCATTCGTAGGCTAGCGACATCCTTTGAAAGTTGGGACGCGTATAAAACCGGTGTGATTGATAAAAATGGAAAAGTTCTTGTAAAAAAGAATGATAGAACCAGTGCACAAAAAGAGAGCTGGAAAACATTTGATATTATGATTGCTAATCTTAAGAAGCTCTTAGCAAAGGTTCCTGGTGGTAGCTCTAAAGTTGCATCATATGCAGCTGCTCTATACCTAATTAAAGAATGGAATCATTTCTCAGAGGATTCTTTATTAACTGAAGATATTACTGAAGAACAATTAGAAGAATCATTAGTATTATTTAATGACCGATATGTCAATTATATCCTAATTTCAGAAAATGTCAATAGTAAAGTTAACATAAAACCAGAATTAGAAGAAGAACCAGCAAATAATATTGGAAGCGGTAATATTGCCGGCATGGACGCTGGCCACATGAGTAAAAGTGGTCAAAAGAAATGGACTTCTTCAAACAAATCAAAGAAGAAAAGATTAAGAGATATAATGGGAGATAAAATTCAATGATTACTTTAGAACAATTTAGTGCGATGATTCCGAGAAACAAAGATCCAGAATCTTGGCATAAGGCTGCCGCACCTTTGTTTGAAAAATACGAAATCAATACACCATTACGTATCGCCGGTTTTATGGCACAGTGTGCGCATGAATCAGCAGATTTTACCACACTAGAAGAAAATCTAAATTACAGTGAAAAGGCGTTGAATTCTGTTTTCGGTCGCTATTTCGGAAAAGGAAAAAGAGATGCTAAAGAATATGCTCGCAATCCTGAAAAGATCGCAAACTACGTTTATCAAGATGAATTCAGATCTAAATCTGGCGCTCTTGGCAACACCAATGCCGGTGATGGTTGGAGATTTAGGGGCCGTGGGATTAAGCAGCTTACAGGCCGGAATAATTATACAGCATTTGCAAAGTCAATCGGAATTACCGCAGAAGAAGCAGCAGAATACGTAGCTACTCCCGCGGGTGCTATTGAGTCAGCTTGCTGGTTCTGGGCAACAAATAAACTTGAAAAATACGCAGATGCCGACGACAATTTAGGGTTGACAAAGCGCATTAATGGTGGTACAATCGGTCTAGATGATAGAAATAAGCGTTATGAAGCAGCAAAAGCTATTCTTGGTGGTGCATCTATTCCTAAGAAAGCAGCACCAGCCGCTAAAGCATCTACTGCAGCAAGAACTCTTTCTAAAGGTTCAAAAGGTGATGATGTTGCTAAGATGCAAAAAGCACTCGGTATTACAGCTGATGGCGACTTTGGTTTTGGTACACAAACTGCACTTAAAAAATGGCAGAAAATGCATGGCTTAACAGCTGATGGTATTGCAGGACCTGCTACACAAGCTAAGTTATTTGGATAATAAATAGTACTACAGCAATTAAACAAAGGAGATAAAAATGTCTTTAGAAAAAATCGTAGCGGAAGCAATGGCAGGCCGCCCACTAGAAATGAAAGAAGCGTTCGAAGAAGAAATTCAGACACGCATCCAGACTCGTCTTGAAGAAAAGTATATGGAAATGACCGAGGCGAAAGCTGAGGAAGACGAAGACGAAGACGAAGAAGATATGGACGACGAAGATATGGACGACGAAGATGAAGACGAAGATGAGGAAGACGACAAGTAAGTCGTTTTAATTATATTATGCCTTCATTCATATATGTCGGAATGATTCTTATGGTAGTAGCCGGTGGTGGAGCTTGGTACTACAAGTCTACTCAGGCTACTATCATGGAATTAACTTCTTATAATGCTACACTTACCGCTAATGTGGATAAGTTAGAAGAAGTGAATCAAAAAAACGTTGATACCATTGCTCAAATGCAAGCAAACTTTGAGCGCCAAAGAGAGCAATACGACCAGCTTCAAGCAAGTTTTAACGAAATTCGTTCTCAAAATAATCAACTCAGAGATAGACTAGGTAAGCACGATATTGGTGCGTTAGCAGAAGCTAAACCTGCTTTAGTACAACGAGTTATTAACACCGCGTCAGCAAAAGCATTTAGATGTTTTGAATTGGAATCTGGCGCACCATTGACAGAAAAAGAGAGGAGCGCAGAAAATGCTAAAGCATTTAACAGTGAGTGTCCTTGGATTTATGATGATCTTATCGCTAACGGCGTGCTCGTCCAGTCCAGTACAACCACCGGCGAAGATAGTAACTCAAACTGAGTACGTTACTCCTCCAGCCCCAATAGTACCGAAACCAGATACTCTATCTTTAAGAGATGTAGAATTTATTATTGTTACACCTGAAAATTTCGAAGAAGTCTTTGCTAATTTAAAGGGTGACAAAGTTTTATTTGCTTTAACATCAAAAGGTTACGAAGATATTGCTTTAAATTTAAGTGATGTTAGAGCCTATATTAATCAGCAAAAAAGAGTAATTATCTTATACGAGAACGTCTGGAAAGAATAAATATAGTCAAACGAATGTTATATAATGAAAAGCCCTGTGATTTCCTTCGCGGGGCTTTTCTATTTAAAACCGGAGCTTA